CACCAGGTCACCATCGAAATTGACGAATGCATATGCGGTGTCTTCGGCAATGCAGTCGATGATGCAAAGGTCACTCTCAACCCAACCGGCTGCCGCACACAAACTGCGCAGTACTCGGAAGGCGAGGAGAATGATGAGCGCCTCCATCTTCTTGTCAAACTTGCCGTAATCTCCCGCCACCATGCGGTCAAATCCGAAAAAAGTCAGGAAGTTGTAGTAGCTCTGCCATTCCAAGGATTGCACGGTGCACCCTGGCGACGCTTCAAAGACAAACGGGTTCTCCTGCATGAGCTTTACCACGGGCAACAAAAACTGCCGCACAACAAAACTCCAATCCGCGGGTGCTGCCGTGAACACTCGGACTTTACCTTCCGCCACTTTCTTAGTGGCACGGGGCTCATCCTTGAGCTTGCCGCAGAACACCGGGCACGCTCGCTGATTGTTGCTATACAGCCTCTTGATGCGAGCGATGCGATCCGTAACCTCACGATCGAACTGCATGTTACCCTCGTAACCACTCAGGTACGCTTTCTTGGTCTTGTTGTAAGGCTCTCCCATCGACGATTTGAAGTTCATCTTGTCAATGAATCGCACTCCCGGGATACCATTGATGGTCGCCTTGTCTGACAAGGGTTCAAGCATACTCAACGCACCTTCCGGAAGAGCATCCAAGATGTCATCCGTGTAGGCCTGAGCAATAGCCTTCATCACTGAGCCACTAAGCGAACCATACTTCTTCTGCGTTGAATCCACAAGAGCGTGGCGCCATGGTCGATAATCGCGCAATTCTGGAGCTGTGAAATCCACATTCCAACCGCGTTCATCCAGAATCTCCTTGCCAATCAAGGTTGGTCGCACTTTCGAGCGTGACGTGACAGCAAAGCCCATGTAGCTTCCGTACACGTTCAAGGAACCTTCTTCCAACCAGCGTAAAGGTGACTTTTGACGCAGATCCACGAGTTTTTTCTCACGACTGGGCGCACTAATCTCCGGTGCAGAGCATTGAACCACCGGCATATCGAAGTGCTTCACAGCAGTGTCGATCAAATCAGTATCAATCTCAGTTGCCCACACTGACCCGTGTTGGTTGCCCAGTGCATGGATGCCAAGAATAGCTGTCACTGGCTGGTGTGTGAATAGTGGAGAACCGCAATCTCCAACAACAGTCGGTTCGTCGGTGAACCCTGTCCATGTGCTCAACACTGTAGACAACTCTGGTACGTCCTTCTGCTCTTGTGCCGCACACTTCACTCTGCGCAGCTTGACCTCAGTGCCCTTGGAACGCGTCACGTATGTCGATGTGTACAGACCTTTCAAAGTGGGGGCTCTGATTAGTTTGCGCAAATCACGCTTGGTCTCCCAACTGTGCACTTCAAAGAACGCGACATCTCTCTCTGCCACTCGAAAAATGTCTTCCTGTCGCAACTTGAACACAACATTCGAGGAAGCACCTTGCATGTGTGGCACAACCGAGAGTGTGATCTCCAAATCGCCCTCGGTGAACATCGTGTGGTTGTTGGTCATCCACAGGTGTCCACATGGACTGAAAGTGTTACCCTCACGGGCTCTCAGACCATCTGACACCTTGATGCGCGCTGTGTTCCTCTCAATGACCTTCACAACCTGGTCGTAAGTGAGGCTAGCGAATGAAGCGCTCATCTCGGAACGGTCGATCGACGACGTTTGATAGTCATCTCGTTTCCAGACGTTGACTCGCTCAGTCTTCTCGAAATGTTCATCCGGTACTGACTGTCGCAAACCTTGCACTTCAGGGGCTTTCTTGGCCGCCACTGACTTATACAATCCGTAGGTGGTAATCATCAACGTGGCTGTCGCCAACCCACCGAGGATGTAGCGCCACCTCTTGTTGATGTAGCACGCACGAAAGGCATTCGCCAGCCACGTGTAGTACTCACTCCTCTCTGAGGAGTACCAACGAAACCCGCGCAGTAGCAACTTGCGTGCGATGGACCATTCCATCACGTAGTTGGAAACTCGTCTCACAAACGACGATTTAACGTACGCTCGCAAGTAAATGTCCGCTACCCAATGAACAGCGCGCACAACACGACCATGACTACGACGACTTTGAATGCGAAGCATCTCTGCAAGAACATCTGCCATATCGACATCGGACGATTCTACGCGCAGTTTAGCCTGTTCCTTCTCTACGAACTTGACCGGTGCTGAGAACTTGCGTTCAACAACTCCATCCTTTGACACTGTTGTGCTGCGAATGTAGTTGTGTTCACCGTCAGGGTGGTAGACGTACCTGCTGTTCCACTCTCGGCCACCACAGCTTTCCTTGTGCGTGAAACTAGCTCCCATCTCAACGCCTGGAGCAAGTGTGTACTCATGGACCTGCAATTCGTCAGCAGCAGCCATCTCGCACACGCACTTGTGTTTCAGCAGCCGACACGCCTTGCACAGATCGAAATCCTGCATGGCAACGATGCCCGCTCCTGCACGCGCCTGAATGCTCTCAAACAAGCTCATGGAATCACCAAGCCACTCAAAGAAGCGATCGGTCTCTGTGAACGTGGCCACCTCCTCATACGATGCTTGGCTATCCCCGGCGGCAATCACTCTCTCAACACGAATGTTCCAAAAGTTGGGCCAATCATCAACAATGGGAGGTAGCTTCGATGGATCGATCATCTCAGGATCATCATCACGTGCGTACTTGCCCTTAGGTGAAACCACCAAGACAAATGGAAACCGCCGCTGCACGGCAATTGGGCACGCAAAGTACGCATGAGCGTTTAAGTGACGAGTGTTGGTCGTAGCAACGACCATGCGGGCGCGCAAGGGGTTGCGACCTTTATCTTCAAGCGAGGCCTGATTTGGAACCAAGGGGACATCGTTCATGATCTGAATGACTTCAGTCAGAGAGTTGTCCACCACCTTGCTATTTGGGTCACCGAAGGCAATGTCGTCAAGCAACAAAAACCACTTCATAGAATCCCAACCGGACCAAAAGTCATCACAAGTGTTACGGGTGTACCTGTACTCATCCGTCGTTGGCAGGTCCCAAAACTTACCAGCGAACTGGTACAGCATACTCGTGAAGGTCGACTTGCCAACGCACGTTTTACCGTACACCAGCAGCCCAAACGGAGGTCGTCGAGACTTCTGCGCTTCACGAAACGTGGAGAGTTCAGCTTGCATCATCTGCATGTCGTTGAGCAGCTTCTTGATACCCATAACCTCCATGCCAGCGGTCTGATTACCGTACTTCAGGATGGACTTACCTTCATCGACACACTGGCGCAAATCTCCAACAAACTTGTGGTAGTTGGTCCCCTGTGCTTCCAAATCGCCGCGAAACTGGAACTCGCGACGAACCTTCTGACAGGCATCAAACCACTTGGCGAATGACTGTGGACCGTGGACGAATGTCTCCCACTTTCCCGTCTTAGAGAACAACAATGCGCGCTGAATGAACAACGCTATGGTATCCAAAACGGTTGTCATGAAGTTGACACCAATCATGGGTGAAGCCAGTTCTTTCTTGCAGACGTTAGCGACTTTCTCGTCAATCTTCACACCCACCAGGGCAAAGACGCCTAGAGCGACCGCATACTTGTACACTCGCGTGATCTGCTGCACCAAAGAAGAGTGCTGCAAGACTTCCCATTGCGAAATGAGACTCCGCAGGTCAGTGACCGACTTCAGTGCATCGTCTGCGCTTTGCAACTGAGGTGTGAACAAATCAGCTGCAATGTCAGAAATCATCGTAGCCACGCCCGTGAGCAATGAAGCCCCGGTACGCAGCTTGATGAACACAGTCACAGCAAGAGCCCTGTCGATGTTGGTGTTGGCACGCATCAACTGTAAACACAGGAGCGTGACATCCTCAACGAAGCTCAACACTTCGGGGTCCGTGTGCTTCTCCAAAAACACCTTAGGATCAAAGTTGAAACCTTGCAGTTCAGCGTGTTTCTCGCGACGCGCTCCTTTCAACAACCTGCTGAACGGACCGAGAGTTTCGACCAAGTCGCCCTTCTTCATGCAAGAAGCGTCGCGACCTTGAGTGTCACGAATTGCATATCGGGGCCGATCCATGTACTCCTTCACCATGGAGAACTCCGAGGCCCTTTGGGAAAAGGGCTTGGTCCATGGTAATGGAGTTTTTGCGCCAAGGTTGGTCAAAAACTGTGGTCGAACTTCTGCTTCAACCAACTTGCCAACACTTGGGCGCGGAGAGCCAAAGTAGTTCTCGTGAATCTTGATGCGCACAGCATGCATGCCACCACGCTGGCGCATGGTGCATGTGATGGTGGCACCTTCAGTCATCCCCAATTCAATGGGGTCAGACGTCACGGTCAATGGCTTTCCATTCCAGGTGAGGAAAAAGTCGGAGCGGTGAAACTCCTTATAAATCACCTCAAACACTGGGTACATGTGGTTGCTCAAAACGGCAATCTTAGTGATGCCGCACACCTTCACGAACACTTGGATCGTGGGTGGAGCGTTGCTTGCGAGTTCCACAAGACCATCCAGGACTGTCGGTCCTGAATATCCTGTGTATTCGAGTTTGTGCGATACAGCCAGAATGGCTGCAGCAATCATATTCTCTTCACATGCGTCAATGTAGACGCGGGCTTTCTTCTTGAGGTTGAAAAATCGTTGCATGGTTTGGTTGTATCTGGTTCTTGTGTTGGGGTGGGGCACGAGGGCCCCGGGGGTGGTGGAGCTCTTCGCTCTCCACCGTAGCTAACCGAGCCTTCGGTCTTTCTTCAGCATTCTCTCCTACTCATAATTGATTGCCAGGCTATCCTCGGTCGCAACTGCGACTGTAATATACCATCGTCTCCCTTTTAACGTAGGCCTTCATCGGCGCGTAGAGGTTGGGAAATCGAATTGCTAGTATCGTTCTGACGGTGAAAACCATTGCAGGAGATATACACTGAAAAAACTTTTGTTTCTTTTCCTTTTCTTTTTCTGCTAAATATGGAGATCAATTGATCGCAAAATAATGCGCGTATCAAATTGTCGAAATGTAAAAAATGTAGATTTTTATTTTGTTTTTGGGGTAGCACACTACTACCCAAATTACAAGACATATAGGGGGGGGGGCGTCATTTTTCTACTGGTGTTAGACTCACCATGTTGCTTTCACACGAGTTTTGCTCTCGGTTAACTTTTTCTTAAAAAGCTACAAAAAATTAGAACACAGTCCCGGACTGTGGAGTTGACAACGGGTTGCTTTGGAATTTTAATATCCAACAGAGTAAACACGCGACTCATCTATCGCTACATGGGGGTTGGCATCCCATCATGTTACTCTACGGGACGCCCACTCTGGACCGTTGTGACTGAAATTAATCGTCACTCATAAATACGAAGTGTCGCTGTTGCGAC